TGTACTCGGATTGTTCTCCGAGATTCTTAGTTGCATCAGATGTGACATCAAGTGCGCGAGCGTAGCGACCGGCAGGGTTGATGAAGTCTGCGATGAGAGTGCTGAATCGGGCGACCTGGAAGCGCCCAGCCATGATGCTGTTCGCGTTGGCGACCGCAGCGGTACTCAGCCCGCCCATGGCCTCAGCCACCGTCTTCAAACGGTCAGTGAAGTTCATCGAGTTCCAGGCAGCATCCTGGACCTCGATCCCCATCTCTCGGAGAACATTTTTGGCAGCAGTCGTCGGAACCAGCAGCCGGTCGATGATGGTCCTGAGTGCGTTACCGGCGCGTTCGGCAGACCCTGTGGCAGGAACGAGGGAAGCCGTCATCGCCGCAAGATGACGAATGTCCACCCCTGCGTTCCTGGCTGAACCACCGGCACGCTGAATGACCTTAATCAAGTCGCCCAAGCGAGTCGCCGTATTGTTCTCGATGGCGTTCAGTTGCCCGATGGCGTCCCGCAGTTCCAAAGTCGAGAGACCATATTGAGCCTGGACAGCGATCAGCGCCTCCGTGGCCTCCACGGCTTCCATCTCGCCCAAGATCATCAGTTCGAGGGATGCTCGGGTAGCTCGGGCCACCGCAACGCCCTGAGCGCCGACCTGCGCCCACAAGGCACCAACGTCAGAGACCTCTGAAAGCACCACACCGAAGGTGTCTGAAAGCGCCCTGAAGGCCCGTCCGAGATCGTCAGTCTCCTCCTTGACCTGACGGGTAGACATGCTCGCATCGCCGTAGACCTTCCGGATGCGAGTCATAGCGCGTTCGTTGTCTAGCGCCCACTTCGTAGCGGCGCCGCCCGCCAGCATGATCGGGAGGGTGAAGTTGTAGGCGATCTGACGACCGGTCCACTGCAAGTTCTTGCCGTACTTCTCAAGGTGCCTACCCTGCATTACTTGGGCAAGGCGACCTCCGGCGCCGGCAGCACCCATGGTGGCAGCGTTGAGGCGGGCCATCTGGCCCTCCATCTGCTTGAGGGCAGCCGCAGAGCCTGGGCCTTGCAAGACCCGGACTTGGATGTTCATAAACGCGTTGATCTTGGCCTCCCCTCTACCGCTTGCTGCCGCCCCTCATCGTCTGGCGCTTCTCCTTCTCCGCCTTAACTTTCTCGTATTGAGCTCTTGCTTGAAAGATCATTCCCCACTCAGCTAGGAGGCGGGGATGCTGGTCGTAGAGCCCGCCAGCCACAGGAAGGGTGCTCCAGCGCATCGCCTCGCAGAGGGAGAAAAGACGAATGCTCTCCGGAGCGTTCTCAACTGCCTGACCCCTGACGTAGCGATTGACCTTATCCCTGAAAGGACTCTTGGGCCGCTTCCTCCTTCTCCTTGGCCTCTAGCATCTCTTCGAGGTTCTCGATCTCCTTCTTGATGTCCTCAGAGGTCATCTCCTGCATCAGCCAGGGGTTGGCCTTCCGGACTTCCTTCTCGATCTGGTCCACCACGCGCGGGTTCGCCTTCTCGAGGAACTCCTTCACGGTACGGTCGCCGAAGTTGACCGGCTGTCCTCCCCGCTGGAGGTTCCACCCTGAAATCGCCGTGAGGAGCAACTCGAAACGCTCGTCACCCGGCGCCATGCGCATCCGGGCATCGCCGGTCTTGCGCTGGATCACCACGTCCCGGTTGACAGCGTTGAGATACTTTCGACGCTGACCTTCCGTGAACTCCTTGAACTGCACCCACGACTTCCCGTCGGGAAGCATGACGGTGTGGGTCGCATCGAACCCGAAGTAGTCCTCCTGCACCGCCTCCTGAGGCCCCTCTTCCTCGCGGGTGTTGGGATTCTCGAGCAGGGTCATGTTGTCGTCCATCTTGGCCTCCTGTGCCTTGTGATTGGATCTTCAGTTGGGTGCAGCTCTGGTGCGGGGGGGTCGGGAGGAAAGTCGCCGGCCCCCCCCGGTGATCTACTGGATTGCTGCCACCGCGTTCTTCAGCGTGGCGGTCACGATGGGCGTGGCCGGGTCGGGACGCAGGGCGCGGATCTCGATGTCGTGCTCGATGATGTCGTCCCCGGACGGCTCGGCAGTGAAGGGGGAGAACACGGCCTTGGGGATCTGGATGGTGAGGCTGTACTTCGCAGTCCCACCACTAGGAATGCTCTCGTATGTCTCGCAGGTGATTGTTGCTGCCTGCTTCGTGGTGAGGCCACCCACGGCGGTTGCGGAGGGGGTGCCCAGCACCGCCTGACGCCACAGAGCCGAGTCGGATGGGCGAACAGTCACGCCCATCATCACCTCACGACGCTTCTCCACGATCGAGCCGAGCTGGAACGATCCGAGCCTGAAGTCGTCGTCCTCCATGTTGTTGTTGATGTCGAAAGAGAACGTCTTTGCAGGGAGGGTCACCCCGTTGTAGGTCACCAAGACGTTGGTGCCCACGGTCAGAGGCGAAGTGTCAATCGGGGGACTTGCCGTCTTGGCAGCCCCGGCCACACCGTTGCGAGCGATGAGGCCAACGGTTCCCATGAGGTAGCCGTTGGCTTCGGCCTCGAGGTGAAGGGTGTTCACCTTCGCATCGGTGAAGTTGAAGGTCTCGAAGCTGCCACCGATGTTCTCCTCCACGGAGATCCAAGGGAGGGCGGCACTTCCAGGAGTGATCGTGTGGGTCGTGACCCCGGTGACCGTCACGCTGGCAGCGGTCCCGAAAGCACCCTTGAGAAGGGTGGCGAGAGAGTCCATCCGGGCGTAGAAGTCATACTCCCCCGACCACGAGACCGAACCGAGGTAGGCATCGGGGATGTCCCTGTTGCCACCGATCTCGGGGTCTGGGATCAGGAGGTCACGACTCGCACCGATGGAGCCGGAGCGGGTGCGGACGAACACACCTCCCGTGCCGGGGGAGGAGAAGACCCCTGGGGTCGTCTGGGTCTTGAAGCCGACCTGACCATTCTGACTCTGGAAAGACATCGCTTACTCCTTCGCCTTGTCAGCGGCCTTGGCGGCTGCCTCGGCAGCCTTCTTCTGCTCCTCGGCCTGATCCTTGATGTTCCCGGAGCCGGCCTGAATGGTGGACTTCTTCGCGGCCTCACGGGCGCGGATCAGCTCCACCTCGAGGCGAGCCTCCTCGCCTTCGAGTTGCAGCATGGTGACCTCGTTGACCTCTTCGGCCAAGCGAACGGTCTCCTTGGAGCGTGCTTCTGCGATCTGGGCGCGGAGCTTCTCCACGTCATCCCGCTTCTTCTGAACGTCTTCTTCGGTGACAGCCACGTTGTCCTCCTAGATGGCTTCCGTCTCGACCCAGAACTCTGTAGTGCTGAGATAAAGGAACCTGCCCTGTATCTCGTTAGAGACAAATCGCTGCTGGCGAACGCCCCATCTCTGTACACGTTCCGTAACAAGTAGCGAAGTCTCACTCAGCGATGCCAACCGTAGCCGAAGCGCCTCCCCCCGGTACAGCATTGTCCGCAGGTTCTTGGAGAGAAGCGTGTGCTGCTGCAATCCTTCCTCCTCGTCTTGGTGCTTCAAGAAGACTTGGATTGCGAACTGATAACGAGAGATGGCTGGATCGTGCTGACCGATGAAGCTCTCCGTTGGCCGCCAGTCCAGCGCCATGACGCCGATACTCTTGTCAGGATCGGTTGGACGAAGTGGCCTACGGGCGACTAAGCCAAGGTTCAAGTCGAAAAGAGCAGCAGCGATCTCTTCTTGCAAGACTCCAACTACGTTGGCAGGGAACGCAAGTTGCTCCGGAGTAATGGGTGGAGGAGTAGGGTCGGTCACAGGGCCATCACGTCCGGTTCATGGTCATTTTTCCACCACGGTAGGCGACAAGAGTGTGAACCCAGTTGTTGAGTCCTACAAGGGCAAACTCTAGATCAGGTCCACCAAGACCAAGAACTGGACGAGGCACAGTGTGGGGATCTGAGGGCGCGGGGCCGCCGAACCCGCGACCAGCTTGGGCGGTAGCCAACTTATCTTCGAGTTCGCTGTTGCTGGCCGCACTTCCTGGCATCGTTAGGACGGCACCGAGGGGAAGGAGGCTGACGTCATTGCCGCCGCCCGTGATGAAGTTCTCAAGTTCTCCGGTCCGCTTGTTGATGGGGGAATCTCGACCATACCCCATGCTCTCTCGGATGTCTTGAGTTGCTTCCTTCAGCGGAGCCCAGTTGCCAACAGTCTCGTCCCCCTCGTTGGCGAACCTAGCTCGGGCTCGCATGTTCAAGAAGGGAGACATCTCCCGATACAGCCACTGACTCATCGACAGGGGGCTGATTGCTACGTCGATTGCAAGAAGCATCTCGAGAGCATCGCTGGCGTCCACGTAGATGTAAGCGTTCGATCCACCAGCCCCGGTACCGCGCCCGTAGGCCATTCTCCTAGCCTCCCGGCGCCCAGATGGGCGGGTAGAGCGACGTCCCCGGAGGAACCATCGTGGCGTCGTAGAAGGCGTCCACGGCAGAGAAGGCGTCTGCATTCCTGACCGTCGGTCCCGAGTCATCGTTGACACTGGAGGGCCGTAGGTCAGCCCCCTCCAGTTCGATGCTCCCCTGAGCGATCTGGTCGATCTCCCTGAGAGCGGATCGGACCATGAACACGCCATAGGCGTGCACCGACCGATCCTCGCCACCGACCGCCTCTGCCATAATGAGGCGGCCGGTTGCGAGGTGGTTGTTCAGCCGAATCAGAAGTACCCGAGAATGATTCTCAAGACCTGCAAGAGCTACAGGGGTGTAGTAGAGAACTCCGATCCTGCTGTCGATCTCATTGGCGGCGTCGTTGACGTAGGCGTCCTTGTTGACGTTGGCCGACACCTGCATGTCGCCCAGCAGCAAATCTTCCTTCGTCGAGTACGCCACCGGAGATCCTTCCTACTTCTTCGCGGTCTTGCCGTCGTCGCCCTTGCTGGACGTGGGCTTCGGCGCGGCGGGCTTCGGCGCGGCCTGCTTCGGCTCGCGGTCATCCGACTCCTTCGAGTCGTCGGAGTCGTCCGAGTCCTCCGAGCCCTCGAAGGGCTCATTTTGGACGGATGCGGCGTTCTGGTAGATCGGGTCGGTCCCGATGTACCCATTCTGGTCCAGCGGGTCGTCATCCCCACCCGGCTGACGGACCTGCACGCCCTCCTGCGCCTCTTCCTCCGTGGCGTCCTCGTCCACGGCCCTCAGCTCGGAGTTCTGTTCGTCGTTCTTCGTCTCGTCTGCCATCACACGTTCCTCTCTTGAAGATGAAGCAGGGGGCGGGGCGACTGCCCCGCCCCCTGATGGTTCTTCTTTCTGCCTAGCTCTACGTCAGGACCGTCAAGACGTAGGTGAGGTCGAGGTGCGGGAACACCGGGAAGCACTTGATGCCGGTGCCCCGGTCCAGCCCCCACGGGTCCACGGTGGAACGCTCCCACTCGTAGTAGCCCGTGGACCAGTTGCCCTCCGGGTGCGGACTTGTCAGAGTCGCACCGAAGCCGATGGTGTCGTCGAGGGACTCCACGTCCTGCGTCGAGGGCAGGAAGTAGACCTTGTTGTCGGACAGGAACTTGTTGTTGGTGATGACGGTCGAACCGATGGGCCGCGTGCGGTACACGGCATCGGTGACGAGGAAGTTCACTCCGGTCGCACGCTGGATGACGTTCCGGGCAGCTTCCACGCCCCAGCCATCAACCGTGTAGAACGGGTTCGGGTGACCGCCAGAGTTCGAGTTGAACTTGTCGCTGGACAGAAGAGCGTTCAGGATGCGGGACGAGATGATCGCCCGATCCAGCGTCACACCGTAGAGGTCCTGGGCGTTCTGCTTGATGGTCAGGATGTTCTGAATGGGGTCCGAAGTGGGATCGCTCCACGGCGTGGTGGCCGTCGTGACCTGACCTGCGGGGCGACCGAAGTCCACGGTGAACTTGATCTTCCCGTCGTTGTAGGAGATGCCACCGGTCTCGAGGGCCTTGGTGATCATCCACTCGATCCGGTTGTCCAACTTCCGACGCCGCAGGCGCTCATCGCGGGCGATGCGCTCCTGGAAGCCCTCAGTCATCCTCTGGATGGTGAGAGGGAAGTTGGTCGCTCCAGCGTTCTCACGCAGGAGGAGGGCCTCGCGGTAGCGAGACACATCGCTCGGGTCGTAGTGGTCCTTGAGCGCCCAGTCGAGGATCGCGGCGCGGCCGTACCCGCTCGTCACGTCCTTCTGAGCCAGCTCGGACTCCGCGTCCTCGGCACGCGCCGGGGCGAGGCCGGTGGTGAGACCGGTCGTGTAGTCGAAGATGACATCATCCGACTCGACGCTCTGGAACGGAGCCAGAAGTCGAAGGCCGATGTGATCCTCTGGCGGCTCGTACTCGCGGATGACGCCGAGAGCGACTTCCTTGCGAACGAGACGGTCCTGTGGGAGCCCCTGGCTGAAGGTGGCGGTGCCACCTCCGGCTCCTGCGAGATTGGGCATCGTCACTTGAACATCACATCCAGTCCACGGGTTCCGCGCATCGCGTCAGCCGTGGCGGCGGCGAGTGCGACCCTGGCTCCACCAGCGTCATACTCGTAGCACCACGCCAAGACGGCCGTGCATTCGTACACGGCAGCCACCTCCACGTCGCGCTCCAAGAGCTGCCACGGAAGGAAGGTGTTGCAGATGCCGACGATGCCGGCGGCGAGTTCGCGGCCATCGGTAACGCCAGTCTGGTACGGACCCACCTTGCCGGCCTCGGGGCCGGAGGTGATCTTCGCCAGAACGGTCCCTGGCTGCATCACCTTCTGTGGGTGGCCGTCGATGTCCTCACTCGGGACAGACGCCGCCGAGAGGGTGTAACTCTCGGTCTTGACGTCCTGCGTCGAGCGGAGGAACTGATTGCGGCCGAAGGGGGTCCGAAGGTTCGGCCCCTTCTGGAAGTCAGGCATATCTCACTCCTCACTGCTGATTGTCGTTACTTGGCCGTCTTGAGTTCCTGGAGACGATTGAAGGACTTGGTCTTGGCGACCTTCTCCTCCGTCATCCCCGCACGGCGGTGGTTGGCGACGATCTCCTCCAGGACGGCGACCTCATCGCTCTGGGGATCACCTTCCCCGTTGGGGTTCGTCACGCTGTTGCCGTGCTGCCCGAGCAGGCTCATCGACGGCGCGGCCTCGAAGGACGCACGGAAGGTGGCGTACTGCTCACCCGAAAGGCTGAGGGCATGTGCCGTCAGCGACTCGACCTGTGTCGCGGCCACACGGTTGGAACTCGCGAGCGAACTCACGAACTCCCTGCGAGCCTGATCGGCCTGCTCCTGTGCTGCCGTCTCGAGTGCGGTGATGTGCTGCTGCACCGCTCCGAAATCGTTGGTGGCGGCGCCGTTGATGGAGAACTGGAACGTCCCCCCTGCGGCGCCGTGCTGGGCCTGCGCCTCCTGCTGGGGAGGGGTGGACTCCTCGCCAGTCTCGTTCGGCTGCCCGGTGGGAGCGTTCTCCCCGGCCGGCGGTGCTTCCGGAGTGGCCTCACCCGGCGCCACTGGCACGGGAACCGGCTGCTCGCCGGGGGTCTGGTTGCCGTTCTCTGGGGGCACGGGCGTCTCCTTGTTCTCACTCAAAAGGCTGAACTTGCGGGTCGTGTTGTCCTTGCTGAACAGCCCCTCGACTGCTGGGATGTCCACGAAGGCCAAGCCCATCAGGACCGGCCAGTACATCGCCTCGTCGTTGGTCTCGTAGTAGCCGACTTCTGACGACCGCCCACGGAAGGTTCCTCGTTCGATCTTGGCAAGCGCATCGGGTTCGGTGATCTCGAAGTCCGCAACGAGGAAGCTGTCCTCGACGCCCAGCCCGGTGATGTAGCCGATGACTTCCCCGCCGGTCCCCAAGAAGCTGGGGTGCCCATCCCTCACAGGAACATTGGCGAACGTCCCGCGATCCCGCAGGAGGTTGTAGTTGAAGACCATCTGCTGAAGGTGTTCGGGCTCCCAGGTGTGCTGGATTCCAGTGGAGTCCTTGAAGGTGCCAGCCCGGAAGATCTTGACTCCACCCAGACCGGTGTTGCCGTTTTCGAGCGACTCTGCTCTTGACATCAGGGCAGAGTTGGAGAAGAACTGAACGTTCAGGCGTTCGGCCATCTCGAGTGCTTGCGGCATTATCTCAACTCCTCCAGTGGGAACCGTACTGAGTCGTGCAGGGGACTCGCAAGCATTGGATCGAAATCAACCAACCGAAATCGCCTTTGGGAGATCCTCCTGCCGGAAAACCACCCGGCTGTCATCAGGCTGACGGATGCGAACCAGATGCCAGCGTAGGCACTCACGGCACCTAAGTCGAACTGTCCCTTCAGTGAAGATGACCTCCCCGTAGATTCGTGACTGCTTGAAGATCTTCACCCACACGTAGAGCAGGCCGTCTTTGTCACGACCGTACTTCCCAAGAAGGGGACGTCGGGTGCAGAAGCAGCGGAGATCACCTTCACCAGCCATGCCTAGCGGCTTTCTGTCAGAGACTCAACCTGAACCTCGAGAACTCGATCAAACATCTGCATGAAGTCGGCCTCACCCTCATACTCGCCCATCCCCAGTGCGATGGCGTCGTCCATCCACGCCTGAACGCGGCCGTAGAAGTCCTCGGTGAGCCGGTAGGCGGTGGTCGCGTCCGCACCTTCCGCCTTGAGGCTCTCCTCGAACCTCCGACGGAACCCAAGGGATGGGTGGAAGTCCTTTCCGAAGGACTTCTCCCTGAATGACTTCGTGACTTGTCCTGCGATCCTGGCGCTGATCTGCCTCGTGGTCTCTCGAGGCTGACCCACCCCGCGCGGGCCGGAACTGCCGGCCCGCTCGGGTCGGCCGATCCGATCGTCGTCTTCCGGGTCGCCGTCGGGCTCCTGAATCTGCTCTGCCTCCGTGATGGTCAGACCGAGCGCCTGACTGAGTTCATCGAGATCCACGGTGGCCCTACCCTGGCGCAGCAGCTCCGTGATCACCGAGCGATACGTCTCCACGTTCTCCTTCCCCATCTTTCGGGGAACCCACTCGCACTTGGGTGCGTTGGGGGTGAAGTTGATGGCCTTGAGTCGCTCGCAAATGTACTTGTCGATGTACTCCTTCATGTCGCCTGCGATGGCGTTGAGCATCCACAGGAACATCTGCATGTGAGCGATGCCCAGGTTGTAGGAGCCGGTCCCGGCATTGCGGAAGAGCAAGACCGGAGTGAAGAGCCCGAGAGACATCTCCTCGTCCAGCCGGGAGAGGTAACGCTCGAAGTCGGCGCCACGCATCTGGGATTCGAGGTACTCCAAGTCGAACGTGTACTCGTTCGACACAGGGTCACGGTCGCTTGGCAGCGTTACGACGCTGCGGCTCCGGAGGCTGGAGAGGACGTTCTCCATGGCCTGCCGGCCGCTCATCGTCTTGCCATCCACGACCACCTCGGCCTCGTAGTCGGCGCGGCCGATCGGGAGGGGCTCCCCGAACCTCTCGAAGTACCTGTTGGCAAACAGGTGGATCAAGATGCTGAAGAACCAGGACGGGAACGCAGGCTTCAAGAGCTTACGACCGTAGTAGTCGCCTTCTTCCATGAGAACTGGATACCAAAGGCTGTTCTCTACCGGAATGGGGTTGTTGTTCCCCCACTGGCTGATCCCGTCGTAGATCTTCAACTTCGGCTTGATCTGGCGAGGTGGGGCATAGCCCTTGACCTCCTTCCAGTTGACACGGCATGTCTCTGGTCGCAGATCCTTCACCTTGTCGAGAACGATCTTCCTTCCCTGAAGATCATTCTCATACTGGAGAACCATGGGGCTGTAGCCAGCCCAGAACGCCTGGGCCATACCGCGCACCAGCCGGGTCCAGATATCTCTGACGTTCTCCTCCACGAAGTCCCGAATCTTGGGGTCACTGCACTCGATGTGCCAGTCGAGTTGATGAACCATGAAAGACAGGACTGTCAGGCTCGAGTTGATCTGGTAGTGGTCCTTCATCGAGCGGTAGTCCTGCAACGTAAGACGCGAGAGATCGAATTGGATCACCCCGCCGCCAGGGAGCGTCGCGTAGTGCATGTCCTCGCCGGCCCACGCGCCGAACGCCTCACCCAACTTCGGGGGCTGAGCCTTCTTGTGCTGCTGGACTGAGGCGCTGGGGGGTACCCAGAGCTGATTTGCCATCTGGCGTTCCTATCTTTGCGGACCCCATCTGGAGTCGGTGATGCCCATAGGGGGAACGGGAGCCGAGAGGCCTTCGTGTCCCATCAGGGCTGGATGGTGGAAGTTTTGTCCGACTGCCACCTTCTGTTCGCGGTACGTGTCCATCCGAGCGACCTTGCGGTGGTACGTCCGGTCGCCCATGAGGGTGTAGGTGACTCCTGCCATGGCGTCTGCCACGTCCTTGGAGCCGCTGTCAGGATGGTCCACCTTGAGGCCGGAGTCCACCAACTCCGTAAGTTCTTTTACTGCGATCTCCACAAGGTCAGTATCTCCGTGCCTCATCTTGACCATGTAGGGCGGAAACTCCACTCGGCCCTCGTAGATTGCCTCACGAAGATCGTGGTACGGCAAGGCCTGTCGATCCACAGACAAGAGTTCTGAGTTGATCCTCCGTCGCTGGAACTGCTGGATGGTGTCTGTACTTTGAAATCCGTCCAGAGTTACCTTGTCAAGTCTGAAGTTCAGGTCTGATCTTAGGTTGTAGACAAAGTGGCGAATCTCCGATAGGAAGATCTCCCCACCAGGGGGGGCGAGCATTCGCAGAAGAAGATCGAACACGATGTAGGGCTTGCGTTCACCGTCGATCTCCACAACCTCAGAGACATGCCCCATGGCGAAGCCCAGGGCATCGCCGTCGCTGGCGTAGGCGATGTCGATGTGGCCCACCCGCTTGAGGGAGTCCATGGACCGCAGCCAAGGCGCCATCTTTCCATCTGGAGAGATCGGCGAATCGAGCCCCCCGTGACGCTCTATCCACCGATCCCGACAGTCGTGAACCTTGCTCACGAGGCTGATGAAGGGGCTTCCCACGATCGGGGGAATCCCAGCGAGGTCGCGGAGAGCCTTCTCTGGATTGTTCTCGAAGTCTGTTCGGTAGACAATCGGAATCTCGAGCAAGTTGTCAGACTTCATCTGACTGGCGATTCCGCTTGGGACAATGATCTTTCGATAGGTGTCATACCAGAAGGTCTTGACCTTGCCGTTGACGTCCTTCTCGTAAGCATCTGGACCCAGTGACTTCCAGATTGTCATGCGGACCGCGTGGGCGTCAGACTTCTTCTTGAACTCCTCGAACTTGCGAGCTGCAAACCCGTTGGACTTCTTCATCTGACCGATGACAAGTACGAATCCCTTGTCTTGGAACCTAGAGGTCACACGGGCGTGGATGGTGTCGTAGCCGGCCTCTGCGTAGTCCTTGTTCTTGGTAACCTTGTGCGAGTCCGCCTCGTCAAGGATTCCTCCCAAGATGTTGTACCCCTCGAACGTCGTCTCCTGAGAGTCTCCCGGCAAGATCCAGATGTCCTTGGGGAACCTGATCTGGTTCGTGAACTTCGAATCGTAGGGGTACTTGTCCTGAAACCAAGAGGAGTACTGAATCCGAGCCTTGATGTCTCCGAAGATAACCTCTTTTGCCTGATCCTCGGACGTGGACATCTGCATGAAGGCGATTCGTGATCCAGGCAGAAGATTGAAGTACTCCTGCGGATCTTTCAAGCAGAGAACCCAATGGCACAGGTAGGGCAGGACGATTGAGGCAATGGTCGTCTTGCCGATCCCGATCCCGCCCGTGATCATCGCGTAGGGATACTTCGTGATCCGCTCCCCACTGACCTCGCCGCCCATGATGGTGGACAGTTCGGTCTTGATGGCGGTACGAACACGGCTCTCGATTCCGAGGTAGTCCTTCCCCAAGAACTCGAGAAGTGTGGCCGGCCTCTCCTCGAAGTGGGGATATTTCTTCAGCCAGCGAAGTTCTTCCTTTACCTTCTTCGGGTCAAAGGTTGTCACCGTACAACCTTGAAACGCTCCGTGATCAGCGCAGCCTCTCCTTGGTCACGCAGGAGGGTGTCCATGGACTTAAGGGTGATGAAGCAGTCTCCGTCCTTCCCCCACCCTCGCCCCCAAGAGTTTCTCAACCTGATCCACGACTTGTCGAAGTCGATGTTGTCAATGGTCGGTGGCTGAGTTCTGTTGAGTCGAACAATCCTGACACCACGGGCGCAGATCGCGTGACCGCCCATCCTGGCACCGGTGGGCCAGATGAATCCATTCTCGTCTGGCGTGAACATGCCTTGCATCCACCAGAGGCCGAGCACGGCAGGGCCGGAGTACCCCAGCCCGAAGATGAGATCTTCGATGCCGAACGCCCACCGGAACTCCCCGATGTATCCGTCGTCTCGAGCGATCTTCAACCCGGAGAGGACTGCGGTCCCGTCGTACTGGGGTCCAGCCTCGATCTGACAGCTCTGCCCGAGGGAGCAGCCCGGCCATGAGTCGTCGTGCTGAGCCCGGTGGTAGCCATCTCGAAGGTAGGCGTCAGAAAGTCCGCGATTCTCCACAGGACGCGAAGCGAGTTCGTGACCCATGCAAAAGTAAACGCAGGCGCCCTCTTCGCCTTGGTTGTGCCAGTCGAGGCAGCGCCACGTGTAGGAACGCAGCAGCCGCTCTGGAATGGCTCCGCGAATCGGGTAGTCCCTACTCCGTTCATCGAAGAAGGGGATTCGGTCCAGACGAGGGTCACTACTCGGCTGATTCGTCTTCAGAGTCATCTGCTTCCTCCACGTCGATGACCTGTCCGGCCGCGATCGCTCGGTTGTGCTGATTCTCAGAGTCGGGATCGAGTAGCCCCATGATCATCTCTGGAGTAATCTTATCCCTCGAGATCCCCTGAGCCTCAAGGGAGGCCACAGCCCTTGCCGTGAGGGTCTGAGCATCGCTGGATGCAACAGCCTTCGCTCCGCTGCCTGCATTCACGAACACCCCGACCTTTGGTCCTCCGTTGAGCGACGGGTTGACCAACTTCGCCAACTTGACACCATTCCCAAAGAGGCTATTGAGGATCTTTGTGACCTCGGGGTCAAGCTCCCCGTACTCCTCCTCCTCGTCCATCCCCTTCTCGAGGCGGCGAGATTGAGCGGCCAGCAACGTCCCCAGTCCGTCGATGATCCGATCAGAATCGCGCGTCTGAAAGAACCTTGCCAACTCGACTGGCTGTGACCCTGGAATCGAACACACCGCCCCGGCTCGAAAGTACTTGCATGAGTTCTGAATGCTGCACGTGTTGCAAAGGAACTTGTCTCCGACCTTAGCAGGCGTTGATCCTGTGTTGGTAGCACTGACGGTCTGTTGCTTCGGATTCTCTGCCAACTTGTCGGCCGTCTGTCCGTCCTTGACGCGAAACTTTATGTTTTTGTCGTAGTTCTCGCCAGCCCAAAGTGCTGACTTCATGTTGTATATGCATCGGTTCCGAGGCACCTTGAGATCAACGGGACGCATCCCGAGCAGTGTGACCCACTGGGCCAACTTCACCGTATGCTCATACGGCATCTCTTTCCCCATCGGGAGGATGACCTTGCCCTTCTGCGCGCTCATCCGGGGGTCCACGTCCGCCGCCCCGAACCCCAAGCCGAATGCCACGCGATAGCCGTAGAGCCCATGGACGTGGATGATGCAGTCCATATTCTCTGACTGCATCTGAGACAAGATACGCATCATCCTCCTGCCAGGGCCACTGCCGGCCGGTGGGCAGCCGATGATGACCACTCGGTGAGGCTGACCGAAGACGGGTCTCTCGTCCGGCGGAAGGGTCATATCTCCACACATGTCCTCGTCCTCCCCGATAGGGAGTTGGACAATCTCCTGCAAAATCTCTATGTCGGTTCCGTACTCCCAGACCGGGTAGACCGCACGAGGCTTCGTGATGTCGTGAGCCTGATCCAGCTCCGCAGCCCCCTGATCTCCCACCAAGAGCGCACGCCAAGGAATCCCATGGCCGAAATGCAGACTGGCGAACCGGTAGGGGTCAATCGACTTCTTGACTAGAATCCCACGATCCCAGGCGATGTTCGTGGCGCGAATCTCGACCATCTCGCGCACGTAGTTGTAGGGGTTCCGGAACCACGTCTCTGTCGTCATGGACAGAATGTACCCCTAAGGAGGGCGAAGAAGAAGTGATGCCCTCTGGCCGGTACCAGAGGGCATCCACGCCGAGTCGAGGGGTATCGTCCTGACGTGCCAAAACCATACCCCTGAGAGTTCACGACCGCAAGGACGGGGCTAGGTACCGAAATCACATGCCAGTAGTTACTGGCTGAGCAGGAGAGTCAAAGCCCTGCCTGCTATCGTCCATCGTCCGGTAGCGGCTCGCCTAGGTGACTTAGAGGGGTTTGCTTAAGCAACTTACCCGAATCGAGGGGAAGTATGTCGATTGTAAACGAGTTGGCATCAAAGTTCATCCAACGTTCAGACGTCAAGGCAGTCCAGCAGTCCAACGGAATCTACACACCCGACAGGACCAAGTTCACAAGGCAAGACCTTGAAGATCATATCGCTGGCAAGAAGAGCTACGGCCACTACATGATCAACCCCGAAGGCAACTGCAAGTTGTTCGCCTTCGACATCGACCTCGCAAAGTCATGGCTGTTCATCTCGCCACACAGCGGAGGGACGACGAAGCCACCAGAAGAGACCTGGACCCCTGACGGGGTTCTTCCTTTTTCCCCTCGCACCATCTTCGCTGACCCTAGCAACGTCCATCGCAAGAGGTTGATCGTAGAGCTTCGGTCAGTTGCAGAAGGACTGGCTGCGAGGGCGCAAAGAACCCTTGACATCCCGGTTGCAATCTCGTTCTCGGGGAGCAAAGGACTTCACGTCTACGGGTTCACCGGCTCGAGTCCGGCGTTCGCCATCCGAGAAGCAGCAATGGAGATAATCAAATCCTTCGAAGTCTTTGAGCCGATTCGAGGAGACAACTTCTACCGCCACACCAACGATCCGCAGTGGGGGTTTCCCAACATCGAGATCGAGGTCTTCCCAAAGCAGGGAAGCCTTGAAGGAAAGGATCTGGGGAACCTCATGCGTTTGCCCTTAGGACGGAACAAGAAGGGCGGGGAAGCGTTCTTCGTTGACCCAAACGCACCTGAAGACCAACTTGTGGCCGTGGACCCCGCACACGCACTTTCCGGGGGCGACTTGTGGAAGAGCTAGCCTGGATGAAGAAAAGCCGCGAGATGCGGGAGGCTAGAGAGGCTCGGGAACGCGAACAGACCCCCGGTAGTACAGACGACGTATCTACCCCAGGTGTCCGGCCCCAGGGGGGAAATGTTTCACAAATCTTTGATGAAGATCTGATTCCTGAGAACGATCTTCCCCAACGCACCGATCAGGACGATGCGATCGACCGCCTCATCGACAGTATCGGGATCGTCGATGCGTACCAGCGGTGGTGCGGAAAGAGTGAGGTGAAGGGCGGAAACCGGACAGACGGAATCAAGGTCTCCTGCCCGAACCCCCAGCATCCCGACACAAACCCCAGCGCATGGCTCAACACCGACAAGGACGTGTGGGCGTGCGGGGCGTGCGGCGCCAGCGGTGGAGATGTCTACGACATCGCGGCTTGGCACTTCGGATTCCCGGTTCCCGACTACAAGGTGGGGAAGAAGTTTCACGAGCTGCGCGAGCGCATGGCGGTCGATCTCGGGTACAAGGTAACTAAGACTCTGGCTGGCAACACAAAGATCGAGCCTTTGGCAGAGACTGAATCTGGCGAATGCAATGCTTTAGTAGTTGAAGCTATATCCCCATCTCTCGCTGAGACGGATCTTTCGGAAAGTCCCCCAGAGGACTGGGATGACGAATCGAACGATGGCGAAATCCCAAATAACATTGCGAGCTTCCTATCCCCCGACGAAGAACCGGACGTGATGCCGGAAATCGAGTGGAGGAAGATCCTTGTCGAAGATTCATTCCTACGGACATGGATGGAAGCCACCACGGTTGATGATCTGCCAGAGGAGTACTACTTCTGGCTCGGGTTGATGGCGTTGGGGTTCGCGGGGGGCTACGACGTGGTGCTGGAGGACAATCCGGTCGTCAAGAGCAATCTCTACATCTGTCTGTTCGGACCGACAGGAATCGGCAAGAGCCGCAGCATCGTAAACTTCTCCAACCTCCTCCATGAGGCACTTCCCTTCAACGAGGACGAGGAGTTTCCAACCGGAGTTCGGATGACGGGATCACCAGGGTCTCCGGAGTCACTTCTCGACGCATTCAGCAAGGGCAACCCCGATCCAGCGAATCCAAAGGAGATGGAGTCATACGCCTCCGTTCGCGGCCTCGTCAAGTTCGACGAGCTAGCAACGCTGATCGGAAGATCGGAACGTATCGGTAACTCGATGAAGCCCATGCTGATGGATCTTTATGACGCCTATGCCCGCATGGTCCACACCACGCGAGGCCACGGAACCGTCATCGCGGAACGTCCGTTTGTGGGGACGCTGACCACCACGCAGCCACGCGCGATCAGGAACCTGGTGCGGGAGGGCGATGTCGCCTCCGGGTTCCTCAACCGCTGGATTTTCGCGGCCGGCATGCGAAAGCCGGCGATCTCCCACGCAGTGCAGAGGGCCGACCTGACGGATTCGATCAACGCCCTGAAGACGGTGAACATGCACTACCGGGTGATGGTCCCCCCCACCAAGATCCACCCCGGCCCCAGGTCCATCGAACTCAAAGGGGATGCACTCAATCTGTGGTCGGAGTTTTTCTTCGACCAGATCGACCCACTGCGTGACGACGAAACCCAAGAACTCTTGTCCCGTGCTGCGCTCACCATGAAGAAGTTGATGTTGCTGTTCTCCATCAACGAGATGCAATCAGAGATTACGGTGAACGCCGTGGAATCTGCCATCTCGCTCTGGGGGTATCTTCAGAAGTCATACGGCCTGCTGTCCGGCAGCATCGGGGTGCCACAGGTAGACGAGTGCATGAAGCAAATCTGTTCAGCCATCGAGAGGCTGAAGACGAAGAAGCGACCCGCCACGAAGCGGAACATCCGAAGGTCTCTCAGTGATACGAAGTACCCTTCAGAGCTGTTCCTCCGGTCACTCAAAGTTGCCTTGGAACTAGAGGTCATAGTGGAAAGAGTACACACTCAGAAGAACGGGACTAGCACGGAGGTCTACGCCGTGCCCGCCTGAATCACACAATGCAAAAGGCCCCCCGCCGTTGCTATGGCGAGGGGCCTTTCTCGTGTGCAGTTTTCGAGCGAGACTGACCCAACCGAGGCAATGTTCATCAGTACGGGCGAAGATCTCTCCCCGGTCTTGTGATTGCTCGATATTGGCTAGCGCCTCTCTAACCTGAGAAGCGTCGAGTCGGCCTGATCACCGGGAGCAGCCGCCTGCCTCCATCAGCCTAGCAGACGTCACACGAGGTAAGCGATACCCGATTCACAGCACCCGGACCAGCAGCACCACGACCAAGATGATGGTCAGCACCAAGAGAACGGTACGAAGAGTCGCGTTGTCCATCAGTCAGTCCTTCTTCTCGTCCTTCACGTCGTCCTTCACGTCATCCCACATCTCACTATATGCCTGGATGGAAGCTTCGAGTTCGACCAAGCCGAGCTGACCCTCCCCGATTCGGGGATCTTCCTTGTCGGCCTCCTCGAGGTAGTCCAGCAAGGCATCGAGGCCGGCGTGCTCCCGCTCCTTGGCGTGCAGGAGGGTCTGGATCATGTTCTGACGCCGCGCCGCCTCAGAGACAGCGTCGATGTCGAGTCGCTTCCGCAGCGCCTTGAGGCGCTTGTCGGAGGCATTCGCAGCCTCCTTGGCCTGCTTCGCCTGGGGCTTGCGGGACATCTTGTATGCCTCGTCCACCTTGTCGCTCTCCAGCAGGATCTCCAGGCGACGAGCCTCCCCGTGGTGAGTCCAACTCTGGTAGACCTCGTTATCCATCTCTGCTTCGAGACGAACGCGAGCGGCCTCGTCCTTGTCTGCGAACTTGTAATCCATCCTGAACTCCTATCGCTGGCTGATGATCCCGCCCAGCGCAAGGGCGAGTGGGTCGAGAGCATACCCCTTGTGGTCGTTGGCGCCGAGCACAGCCTCAAGGTCGCCCAGCCCCTGATAGGGGGTTCCGTTCACGTAGGAGACCCCAAGGAAGAAGGTATTCACAAGGTTGAAGGAAATAGTGTCTTCGACTACCAAGACGTAGATTCGTGGGTCAGCCGCGTTGTTGCCCTCGTAGAAGGATTCCGGCTGTCCGGGGAACTCCTGTCGAAGCTGAGCATCCCTAACGGTAAAGGCATCCATCAAGGGGTGACTGAACACCGACACGCCCGGTACCAGGAACTGCCAGACTCCGTTGGAGTCAAGGTACGTCGCTCTCCCAGACTCTGAATCGAACTTTCCGATCATCACCGAAGGTTGAGGATCAACATCGGGTGCCAGCAGGTTTCTAGACGAGATGTCGAACAGGGCCATCCCGACCAAGAGTGGGTGGCCGGGCGAGAAATGTCCTGAGCCCATGGAGAGGATCGGACTCCCGGCCACCACGATCGGGACGATGTTGGCGTTGATCGCCAACAAGGCGAAGGTAGACGCCTGTGCGGGAGTCGGCCGTTCCATCGGGCCGGTGTTGCCGTCCTTCGTAAACGCGGTTGTTGCCCAAAGATCCCACCCACCGCCGGGGAGCTGGGAGTCCCAGGCTGCAAGTGGGGTGTAGCCGGGGAAGCCCCCATCAGAAGAGGTAGCCACGTTCGGTCTGCTGATCTGTGCCACGAGGCTCCTCTTGTCTCGTAGCGCAAGAGATCCAACCGCCCCGTTGATCGGATTGCCCCGTTGATCAAGCACCTTGACTCCGTAGAAGCCCAAGTCAGAGGTAAGCCTGTTGTTTGTCTTCAAAGCAGGGTTGAGTTCTAGGACGTTGTTCTGGAGATGGTCTACCACGTCATAGAGACTCGACAGAGACCCCACAGGACCGAAATCAGGCAGGCTCGCCTTCCCAAACGAAGTTGAAGTTTCGCGCCACCGAATGAACTTCTCAGCACCAACCGTGTTCAGAGG